GTCTTTGTCATCGCACGTCTCCTGAGTATCTATTTTGTAGCAGTTCGACTGGAAAAATGCGGTACAATTATTCGAACTGAAATTGTCCGGGTCAAATGTGCCGTCGGTGCACGCATAGAAGCTTCCTGTGCACGACAGGCTGGCGCATATCGATGAGAGACCGCCGATGAGAATAAGTCCAGTGCTCATCCTTTATCTAAAATTATACACATATTTTTTTTTCATGGTTTAAAGTTTTCACTCGGTACTTAGGTATAACCAACAATCACCATGTCGCTCGCAATCACCCAAGCTTCTGAATTTAAGGCCTCCGATGTCGACTTCTCTAAGATGAAGAAGAACAAGAACGGCGGAAAGACGGTATACCTCAACAAGGGCGGCAATAACAAAATCTTCATACAATTTCCGAAACTTCGATGCCCGTACGGCCTTTCTGCGTTTACCGACGAGGGCACGGGGAAGACGTCGTACAGCCTGGACCTGGCGTTCGACTCGGACGTCCCGGAGGCGGTCGAACTTCGCAAAGTCTTCGAAGAGCTCGATGAACGCATCGTGAACAAGGTTGCGCAAAACAGCGTCGAATGGCTCGGAAAGGAGTTCAACGTCGAAGTCCTCAAGCAAGCCCTGTACAAGCCCCTCGTGCGCGTGGGCAAGCCTGAGTACCCCGCGACAATCAAGTTAAAGGTGCTGACGAAGCCCGATGGCTCTTTCGTACCGGAGAGCTACAACATGAACCGGGAGAGCATCAGCCTTGATAGCATCGAAAAGGGTGCGAAAGTGCACACCATCGTGGATTTGAATCAAATCTGGTTCATCGACAATAAATTTGGTGTGACCATTCGCCTTTCACAAGTTCTCATGGAACAAACGGCCAAGTTGCCGGCGTTTGCGTTCCAGGGCATCGAACTTCCTGAACCTTCGAACGATGTCATCGATGAAGACGAGGACGAAATCGTAGACGACGAATAAATAATTTTCTCATGTAATTACAATAAAATGATCGCATTCATTGCACTCCTCCTCGTCAATCTGTACATTCTCTTCACCATGACCTCCAAGGCCGTCTCTGGTGGCACGTACGTCGTTTACGGGACCATGGGTTGTGGATGGACTCGTAAGCAACTTGATGTCATGAAGGCGAAGGGCATTGCCCATGAATTCGTGGATTGCTCAAAGGCGGGTGCGTGTCCTGCGGGCGTGAAGGCCTATCCGACCATCAAACACCCCGATGGAACGATGACCACTGGATTTAACAACCTCTGAGAATCATCAGAGACACTGATAACAAGAAGGCGTCGAGCATGGAGTCGATGGGCTTCAACACGCTGATGTGCTTGACGAGCGACCGATTCCAAAGGATGCGAAGGAGGAACGTGCTGATAAGGATGACCAGCGTGTAGAGGAGGACTTCGGTGAGCATGTCCGACTTCGTTTCGGTTTTGGAGATTTCTCTGAGCATTTTATTATTTTATACGTACATAATAAAATGGTCCTGCCACTCAGTGGTTCTGAAAAAAAATTCACCACGCGCCTGTGGAATAAATACAAGCAGTCAAACAACTGCTACGCCTACGCCGTGAACGATCCCGAAACCTATCGATGGCAAAAGAGCATCCCTGGTGACCGAAGCGGCATGTCGAACGCGTACCACAGCTACACCCACTGCAAGGGTTTGCCCCGGCGCGTGATTTCGGACAATCCACGAAAGGTCTACAAGGTGAACCCGGTGTTGCGTTGTAAGAAGGGGTTCTTCAAAATCATGATGTTCACGTCACCCCAAGGTGATTTCCACTTTTACAAGCAACACGGCGTGTGTGAGTACAAGGTGCAGCCTGGGAACACCATCAAGAGCGTCGCTGCGTTTTTCAAGGTGCCACAGGCGCGCATCGCGCTCGCGGCGAAGAAGGTTGGTGGGTTCAAGGAAGGCAAGCGCATCGTCTTCAAAGTGAATTTGTGGTCACACAAGAGAGGGTGGAGCGATGGCGGCGTTCTCCTGACGGATGCAAAGGGGAAGATGATTAAGGACCCACGCAAGGCTGCTCGTAACTACCCTGGTCTCAACTACTCGAACTTCTGTTCAGCCATGTGCGTCAAAGATCGTGGCATCAAAGTCGGCAAGACTCACCCCAAAGTCGCTCAAAAGTGAGTCGAGGTCTCGTTCGTTATCGGCTTCGAAGGACACGTCGAAGATGTCCAAGACGTTGAACGTCTGCGCCTCATCCATGTGTATGAGATTGGATGTCAATGCGGTGAAATTGTTAGTCACTTGTAAAGTCACGCTGAACTGCGCGACATCGAACACTTTGCGACACACCGGACACGTGTGCTTACCCTGTGACTTCCATCGCTCTATGCACGACGTGTGAAATATATGTCCACAACGGATGGCGTTGTTCCTCGTGGGTTTGACCTCGTTGAGACATATAGAACAGGTCATCCTACATGTACGTACCTAAACTTTTTTTAATAAATATCCGCGACATTCAAGAGAGGTCGGTTGCACTGATTGCAACGCTCCGTGCCTTGGGTCTCTTGCACTTTCGAGAGGAGTTCCGGGCCGTTCTTTTGCAACAACTGGCGGTAGGCGTAGTTGTCTTCGAGAGCGATGCCGTTTTGTTTCATGATGTAGTTGTTCACGAGTTGCGCTGAGGAGTGAATCGTGAAGCATCGACCATCAGCCATGCCAAGTCTTTGAGACATTTTCTATTATATTAAAGCTTAGAAAATTTATTTAAACAATGAAGCTTGCTGATTGTTTCACATTTTATAATGAACTCGACATGTTAGAGTTCAGACTGGCGGAGCTCGATGACGTCGCGAAATATTTCGTGCTCGTCGAGGCGACGAAGACATTTGCGGGTAACGACAAACCATTGTACTTTAATGAAAACAAGTCTAGGTATGAAAAATATCTTCACAAAATTATCCACGTCGTCGTGGACGATTTCCCAGAGACTACGAACCCGTGGGTGAGGGAAAAATTTCAACGTAATGCCATCAGAAGGGGTGTCGACCAAATCATCGATGACATCGACACGCTCACCATTTGCGACGTGGACGAAATACCAGATTCCGACACTCTGACTTCGAGGAACATCGATAAACCGTACTCTTTACACATGGACTTTTATTATTACAATTTCACGTGTAAGTCTGATGTTCCATGGCACCTCGCGAAAGTCCTACCAGTCTCTAACTACGCGTCGAAGACGGCTGAAGACGTCCGACACTCGGTGTGTTCACTCATGGAAAAGGGTGGTTGGCATCTCTCGTATTTTGGAGACCCATCGTTCATTGCAAATAAAATCAAAAACTTTTCACATCAAGAATACAATAGCGAGGGTTACACAAATCTAAGTGTCATTCAAAAACGGATGGACATGGGCATAGACATCTATGGGCGCTCTAATGTTAGTTTTCAAAAAGTAAATGGCAACGCATATTTGCCTAAAAAGTACACGCTCTATTGTTCGCTGTTTGGAGCCAGGACTTAAATCCCATGCTCTGAAGTTTCTGTACAAGACTGGTACATTTGTAGCCGAGAAAGGTGTCGAAGACGTCCTTGACCTCAGTCGGCGACACGCGGATGTCATCTCCGCATCGGTCGATGTGTCGGCAGACGATGTTGTAGCCATAGGCCACCTCCTTCAGGGTCTCGGCACCTGTGATGATTATTTTACCAGTGGAGAAAATGGATGTCGTGATTTGTTTCATTTCCTCCGCTGGTTTGAATTTTATTTTAACCGCGGAATACTTGTCGGGTTGGAAACTCACCGAGAAGACGTTGGCGTAGTTTCGAAAGTGTTCAGCCACTTTCATGAGGTTGACGTTGTAATTCAAACTATAATTGCTGTTTATCATGACCACTCGAAAGTCTTCATCGCTGATGATGCTCTCCATGTCCAGGTAGCGTTTGAAAATTTCTTTAAGTTGACAGATGATGCGTTGACAATCGAAGAGGTCGCAGCACCCCGCCACTTGAATAGAACCATTTGGGAAAATTTTTATACTCTTCCTTGAATATTTGTCTTTATATGTGAGTGTAATTTGATTGTAAAACGTGTTGTTGTTTATGGACCACTGAAAATCAGAACCAGGGGATTCTCGACGTTGCACGGAGAGGTGTTCGACCCGGTTGAACGCGTCGCGGAGCTTCGCGATATCGACGTTCTGACCAAACTTGGCGACCATGGTGATGGTGGTTATCTTGACCCACGACGGGCGATGCTTTTCGTCCATCATGTTACGGAACTCATTGATCGTGAGGATGAAGCTGAACGACTGGTTCGCGATCGACGAGAACATGATCGTGGGTGCCGACCCGGCGTGCGTCACGAACTGGGGGTTAAAAGTCGCCGAAGTCGCTCACCTTCCTTGCCCATAAAAATAGTCAATTGGGTCGTTTCACCATCTAAATATACCTGCCCCGAGGCACGCCCCATTCCCAAATCAGAAACCCTACATAGGTCAACCTTGTTCATTTTAGCCGTGGGTGCCTTGCTGTGGTGCACCGCGAGCACCGCGGCGTCGCGTTTCGTTTCCCGCGGCACGACGTCGTCTTCGAGTGCGATGACGACGTGGGACCCGGGGTGTCCTGACACGTGCATCCACCATTCCTTCGAATAGGCGGATTCGGTCAACGCGTCGTTGTCCTTGGCGTTCTCCCCGACGAATATCTGAATACCGTCGAGCGATGTGAATGTCTTCATGACTTATACTGCTCGTAAATGTTTAAATGAACACAAAGATGAGACCAAGTATAATTATGAGAGCCGCTAAAACGTACCACTTCCACGAAGATGACGGTGGTTCCGGTTCTGGTTCTGGTTCTGATGGCGACGGACCAACTGCTGGTATGGTTTCTTCGAAGCAATCGAGGTCTGTAACAAACATGTCTTTTTCTTCCTCGGTGCAACTTTCTTCATTCACGCAGTACGGACACGCTTCACCCTCTTTGCACTTGCAACACGTAGCCAATGCATTTTCTGGAAAAGTTACATTTTCAATCGGAGCCATAAAGCCTGATTTGCATAAATCCTCGCTGACAGGCATACATCCTTTTGGCACGACTTCAATTTTTCGTTCACCGGTTTGTCCAATCTCTCGTAGTATCTGCTCATACTCTGTCTCAGAATCAGAACTATCTTTCACGGGATTAATTGCACAATCCATTATATTATGAGTTGATATTTTTTCCTATAGAATATGTTTTTCGACACCACCACTCGTTCGCACCTATGAGTTCTAAGTTCAAGTGAATCAACATTCCCGTGAGAAATAATAACAACCAGGGGTCGTGTACGATGTATGACAGAGCGTAGTAGGTGGCCATGGTCAGCACGCCGACCGCGAGAGCTTCGATGAAAACCGCGGACCGCATGATATATACGCTTAAAAAAAATAGCAAGCTTATGTAACATCATGAGCTTCCTCAAGTCTGCAAAATTCATCAACGATGTCGAGCTCGGTGCAGACTTCGTGGAAGTCGAATACACAAAGTATATCGTTGGTGAAAATCGGTACGACACGTTCGTGGACCAATTTCGAACGTCGTTCTTGGGGGATTGCGTCGAAGTCACGTCGCTGAAACAAAACATCCCACTGGAAAAGTTCTTGGACACCATGTTGGAAAAAACAACCGAGGTGTTGCAAAAGATGTGTGACGTCGTGCTGGAAAACACCCGGTGTTCGACGCGCCTGATGCACGCCACAAAAATCCTCGACCCCACGTTTACCCCACCCTACGTGAACCTGTCGCGGGCTTGGCAACGCACGTTCGTCGACGATTTTTGCATGCACACCCTTCCTGAGGTTATATATCACTGCAGGAGCGATAAGCGCTTGGAAAAGTTCTTTAACGTCGTAAAGTTGATACAACAAGAGCAAAGAGAATCATGAACGTGACGAAACCGAGGACGCCGGTGTTGGTGCTCTGGACCACGCGCTGCTCTTGCACCACGGCTTTCGCCGGGGCATCTCGAGTGAACCCATAGTCAATGTTTCGACGCGGGTGCAGTGCTCGTCCGAGCGGGCACGCTGGTTCGCGACCACCCGTGCAAAAGTCCACGGTACGGTCACCCATAGTGGCTGCCATTTCACAGATTGGACTTAATAATAATGTATCCTCGTATTCCTTCTTTTTGCCAACGACGTCGATCGTGTGGTCGGCGAACTCGGGCGTCTGTCGGACACCTCCTGGAAGGGAGAAATCGTGCACGACAAACGGATTGATGTCGTTGATGGTGGCGTCGTCACATAACATGTATCTGCTCATGCTGCTGCTTCTTTATTTAATACAATATTTTTTATGGTTCAATTTAGATTGATGCTTTTCCCACATCTTATCGAGGTCTATGTTCAGCATGTGCGCGAGTTGAAATAAATAAGAAAATACGTCACCCATCTCCATCATGACATCCGTGCCGCGCTCTTTTTTGAGTCCGGTCTTCTTGAATGTCTTCGTGTACTGACGAATGGCGGAGGCTAACTCACCGAATTCTTCGGTGAGGAGGAGCCAGACGGTGTCCACCGCAGCCTTGTCCCACCCTTTTGATTTACACACCCTTTCAGTCTCCTCCTTATAATAATTCAACATGTGTTAAAAAAGGTTCAATGCTTTATACCAATCTTTATGCGGTGGATGACGTGCTACTGGTTTGACCACCGCGTGCGCGTCGAAGATGCTCCGACGACGACGTTTTCCCTGCGCTGGTTCCAGTCTCTTGAAATATTTTTGGGCGTGCGATGCCACCTGTGTGGCGTTGCGAGTCAACACGCACTTCTTTGCGATTTTGGACCACCGTCCCTTTCCATAGAGTTCGAGACCCAGGAGGAACCGGCGATGTTCTACGTCTGTCCACTTATTCATTTTTACACGACACGTATTGCGTCACTTACTGGGGATTGATTCCAATTTTTGTGTTCAAATCAATTTTTTTACCATACGTGGACGTGTTGATGGGCTGAGCTAAGGGTATGGCGATTGTGTCGATGTCATTCACGTACGCCAAGTACTGCGCGACCCCGGTCTTAATCTGTCCGACCGCGGTCTCGATGACGATGGCGTTCATGTTTCGCACCTGTGCGTTGATGTCCGCGCCGTAGTGGTCGCCGGAGTTATTGATGAACACGTACCGCATCAGCGTCTTCAGGTCGTCGCTGTTTTGGTAGTCAATCTTGATGCCGGTCATTTGCTTGAACTTTTCACGGATGCCCCGTTGGAGGAGGTCTTCGTTGAACTCGCTGAAGTACAGGGTGTTGAGTGGTGTCGGACACTGCTTCAAAGTGTTGAGCTGGATGTTGTCACACATGTAATATACCTGGGGAAAATAATATTTACTTTTAGTAAATGATGTTGAATCCGTCGGACTTCGACGAGGCGTACTCTGGCAAGCCCCAGAACTTGGAGCAGATTCCGTGCAACCCCCCGACGTGCTTCGTGAACTCGTACGCACCCGTCGCCAAGCCGGGTGAAGACGGCCCGTTTTTCGTGAACACGTATCTCACCCAGCCGAACCGCAAGCAAGAGGTCGCAGGGGCCGTCAGCGTGCGTGCCAGTGACATGCAATCACGAACTTAAAAGTATCATCCCCTAATTACGTAAACATGAGAGTCACCAAAAGAGATGGTCGCGTTGAAGAAATGAAGTTTGACAAGGTCACTACCCGTATCTCCAACCTGATTCATGGACTCTCACCCGAAGTCGACCCGACGAAAGTCGCGCAACAAGTGTTCAGCAGCATGTACGACGGCATCAAGACCCAGGAGTTGGACACGCTGTCGGCCGAGATTTGTATCGGCATGATCACGAGTGACCCCGACTACGAAGTCCTAGCGACGCGCATCGTGGCTTCGAACATTCAAAAGCAAGCCCCGAATACGTTCGTCGCGGCTATGCGAGCGTTGCACGAGGGAGGTGTGGTGACCGACGAGGTTGTTCGCATGGCGGAAGTCGTCGACGAGTACATCAAGCCCGAGAGGGACTTTGACTATGGGTATTTCGGCCTGAAGACTCTCGAGAAATCGTATCTTCAAAAGGTCAATGGTAATATTTGTGAAACCCCTTCGTACATGTTCATGCGCGTGGCTATCGGGATTCATGGCGATGATTTCGCGTCCATCCTGGAGACGTACAATTTCATGAGCCAGGGGTATTTCATTCACGCCACGCCTACGCTGTTCAACGCGGGCACGCATCGTCCACAAATGAGCTCGTGCTTTTTAGTGGCAAATAAAGACGATAGCATCAAAGGCATTTACGACACGTTGCACGAGTGCGCCGCCATCAGTAAATGGGCCGGTGGCATTGGATTGCACATTCACGACGTGCGAGCCAGTGGGTCGCACATTCGTGGCACCAATGGACGCAGCGATGGCATCGTTCCCATGTTACGCGTGTACAACGCCACGGCGAGGTACGTGAATCAAGCTGGCAAGAGGAAGGGGTCGTTTGCCGTGTATCTCGAACCATGGCACGCCGATGTCATGGAGTTTCTCGAGTTACGTCTGAACCAGGGCGATGACGAATCGCGATGTCGCGACTTGTTCACGGCGATGTGGATTCCAGACCTCTTCATGAAACGCGTGGAAGCTGGTGGTCAATGGTCCTTGTTCTGCCCAGACACCGCGAAAGGGTTGTCCGATTGCTATGGCGAGGAGTTTGAAAAGTTGTACACGCAATACGAAGAGCAGGGACTGGCCAGACGCACCTTGGATGCCGCCGAGGTGTGGAAAGCCATCTTGAAGAGTCAGACGGAGACGGGGACGCCGTACATGCTCTACAAGGACGCGTGCAATGCAAAGTCCAATCAAAAGAATTTAGGGGTGATTAAGAGTTCAAACCTCTGTGTGGAAATTTTGGAGTACACGAACAAAGACGAGACGGCGGTGTGTAACTTGGCGTCCATCGCCCTTCCAAAGTTTGTGAACACCGACACGCGTACGTTTGATTACGAGGCGTTGCACAAAGTGACCAAGGTGCTCACGAAGAACCTCAACAAAGTCATCGATCGTAACTACTACCCCACGATTGGTGCTCGCCAGAGCAACATGCGTCACCGACCAATCGGCATCGGTGTGCAAGGCCTCGCCGATGCGTTCAACATGTGCAAATTACCCTTTGATTGCGAAGAATCGCGTAAGATGAACAGTGACATCTTCGAGACCATGTATCACGCCGCACTCGAGGCGAGTTCTGAATTGTCCAAGGCGTCTCACGCCTATCCCACGTTCAAGGGCAGCCCCGCGAGCGAGGGCATTCTTCAGTTTGACATGTGGAAGGATGGACGCGCGTTGAGTGGGATGTACGATTGGGACGCCATGCGTCAACGCATCAAAATCGATGGTCTCAAAAATTCCCTACTTCTCGCGCCCATGCCTACGGCGAGCACGGCGCAAATTTTAGGAAACAACGAGTGTTTCGAACCATACACGACAAACATCTATCTCCGACGCACTCTCGCAGGGGAATTCGTCGTGGTCAATAAACACCTCGTCGAGGACCTCAAGGCTCTCGGACTCTGGTCCAAAGCGATGAAGGACCTCCTCATCAAGGCGGACGGGTCGGTGCAAAACATCTCGAACATCCCCGATGACATCAAGGAGAGATACAAGACGGTGTGGGAAATTTCGCAAAAGTGCATCATCGACATGGCCGCAGACAGAGGACGCTTCGTGTGCCAGAGTCAGAGCATGAATCTCTTCATCCAGAGTCCGACGTTCAGTAAGTTGTCGTCGATGCACATGTACGCGTGGAAGAAGGGACTCAAGACGGGAATGTATTACTTGCGCTCGAAGGCCAAGGCGAAGCCCATCCAGTTCTCGCTCGACATCGAAGCCGACTGCGTCGCGTGTTCCGCTTAAAGTTATGATTCGTTTTATTTAATATGAAGTTCACCGAACTCTGTTCGAACCTTGACATTGGTAGCTATAAAAACAAGAAGATTGTCATCACCAACAAAGATGGTGGCTATCTTCGCGCACAAGCGCCGCGTTTGTACATGCCCTTCGGTATCTGTGGATTCACTCCAGAGGTAGGTCCTACGAAGTACACCCTCGACCTCTCCCTCACTGGTTGGGACGAGGAGGGTGGGTACGTCCAAAAGTTTTACGAAACCCTCCGCGAGGTCGAAGACATGGTCGTCGATGCAGTCGCGGCGCAGAGTTTGGAAATTTTTCAAAAAACCATGACGAAAGAGGAACTCTTGCCGATGTTCAACTCGAACATCAAGGAAAACCCCGGTCACGCCCCAAAGTTTCGTGTCAAAGTAGACACTGACATGGACGACATCATGAAGGCTGAAGTGTTCGACGCGAACAAGGAGCGCATGACAAAGGAACCCATGACGAATGGTCGATATTCAAGAAATTCAGGAAGACCCATCGTGGAGATGTGTTCTGTGTATTTCTTGAACCGAAAGTTTGGTGTGACTTGGAAGTTGCACCAGCTCCAGGTGTACGAACCCGAGCGACTCAAGGGGTTCCAATTCACTATTTAGTGCCCGCCACGAGTGCGGTGTAGATGAGCTGAGACTTTTTTAATAATTTACCTTCGATGCGAACGAATTGTCCCTTGACACCCAATTGCTTTTTGGCTTCGGCCACGGCTTCATCCCATAACGCGAGCGTCATCATGTATTATTAACTTCTTAGATTTTTTTTTGCAAACGTTGGAACTGCTTCAACTTGCGTTCGTACTCCTTAGAGCCTTCCTTCGCCTGCAACTTGACGTCGCCACCCTTGCTGACACCCTTCGGTTTCCACACTTGCACGAAGTGCGCCTTACCTTCAGCCTTCATGCGGTCCAAGGCGGCGGCGTGGGCCTTCTTACTCTTAATTCGGCCATCGGTTTTGTCGAGGTACAAATCCTTCTTCATGAGACCACCTTCGGTCATTTTCGCAGTACCGTGCATGACTTCGGCTCGAGAACCAGTGCGCTTTTCGAACATGTTTATTTAATACTATTACATCGGAAAAAAATCTATCGTCTGAGATAATTTAGTCCCACGGTTCATCATCTGAGGCGTCCACGATTTCACACTCGGTGAGGGGTTTGGGTTTGCGTGGTCGCGTCTTCTTCGGTGGTGGGGGGTCGATGCCGTGTTCCCTATGGTAGAGCACCTTATCCCAGAATTCGCGCATGATGGGGAGGTTCTTTTCGAACCACCCCCTGTCGCGCTCGACGTGAACGAGCACGAACTCCTCACCCTTTGGCCAGTTAAAATCTGCGGGTTTATACTGAATAAAGTCGCACGATTCGAGGTCTAGGATTTCCATGCAGAGTTGCAGCTGGGGCATGTAGTGCTCGGGGACTTCGGGCGTGATTTCGCGCATCATGGGACACTTGATTTCGACGAGTTTGCCACTCTCGGTGACCCCATCGGGTGAGCCACCGAGCCAGAGGTGCACGGGATGGGGCACGAGACCAATCTCGTGCACGACCTCTCCGTACCTCTCTTCGTAGAGTATCCGCGCCTCGTCTTCGTATTTTTCTCCGTGCCTGGTCGCTTCGTTGCCCATGAATTTTTCACCGACGCCACACTTCTTCAATAACAAATCGTGAGGTGTCTGATACTTATTACATCCAATGGCCGACGCGACATCACTCGCGGTGAGCATCTTCCCCCGCAGTGCGAGCCATTCCTCGGACTTTTGTGCGGCATATTCACGTTCGATGAGCGCTTTCACGTTCGGATGCATCGAGCTTGTGAAAAAAACGAATACTACTTTTAACTAGGGTAAAAGAATGCGCGCGCGGAGTGTTGTTCCGCTTGTTTTTTCGATTTCGCCCACCCACGCCCTAGGAAACACCCGTTCACGTACGCATCGATGACGAAGACGTCGTCGGTGTGGTCGGCGATTCTATACTCGGGGAGGGGTAGATTGTTCGTTTGACAATATCGCATGAGATGGTCTTTAAAATTGTCATCCACGAGGAGGCATTGCATGTCCACGAACGATGGGTCTTCATATATACGTAATATGAATTCTTTCGTGTGTAAAAGTCCGAGGTCCATGTAAAGCGCGCCACACAGAGCCTCAAAGACGTCTTCGAGAATCTTAGTGTTATTATTCCACCCATTACGCATGCCCTTATCGTCCATCAGAATCATGTCGTGGAGCTTGAGTTTCCTCGCGATGGCGGCGAGCGTTTCTCCGCGAACGAGTTTCGTGCGCGCCTTCGTGAGGAACCCCTCCTGATAGGATTCGTAGCGGTCGAACAGCCATTTCGTGACCACGAACCCGAGGACGCTGTCGCCTATGAATTCAAGAGTCTCATAGGAATGCGTGAGATGTTCGTACTGCTTGAGGGCGGATTTGTGAGTGAAGGCTTTTTGGTACAGAGATAGGTCAACAATCTTTGTACCAACAAGTTTCTCGATGGAAGACCTGTCGATATTGGTCATGTATACATTACATAGGGAATTTATTTCTTAAGCGGATTGATGTGCGGAGAAATGTACTTTTGCAAGTTCAAATACGTGATGTTAACATCCGCCGGAGGCTTGAGAAGCGTTCGGAGGGTGTCGTCCAAAACCAATTGACGACCATTGTCCGGATGCTTGAGACCTTTGTCGTTGATGTACTTCGTGACAAACTTGGTGACTTCGCTTCGGGAAGCTTGTTCGTCCGCGGCGAGACCCATGAACGCGCGAAGCTCGTCCGAGATGTCCTGCTTGCGGTTGAAACCATTATTCGCGACGCGCGCCTTGGCCTTTTCACCATCCGGGTCGTCCTGGCGCGCCTTGACCTTGCGAAGCAACTTGTGCATGGCCTTGATTTCGTTGCGTAATTCGGTGACTTCGTTCAAAATTTGCTCCATTGTGCAGGTGGTTTTCTACTTAATTCATGTCCAATTTCTTTAAGCCATGAACAACGAGGAAACCATGACGAGAAGGATGAGGATGATGTTGATGATATTGAACGTCTTTGGTTGGTCGATGTCTTCGACGATGCCAAAAGGTTCGCGCTCTTCCGTGACACCGTCCTGTCCAGGGCACCCCCCGGCGCAACACGCCGAAGGACAGGCGTAGAAGTGTTTCCCTCGCTGCGCCGCACAAAACTGTTCACGCCGTGGTCTGCTGGAACTCTTCAGGGCGTAACAGCGACACTGGTCGATGATGTCGCACTCGAGCTTCATTTTAATTTATGTACACATAATAATATGGATACCAGGTTGTACTCAGAGGATACCATCAGAAAGTATTTATTGAAGAACCTGTGTAAGGGGGACAGGGTTCTCTTGAAATATTACGACGAAGGAAAGGTGCGTGCATTTAGGACTCGTCTCTCGACGAAACACAAAGATAAGAACCTGAAAGACATCCTATACGTGTACGTCACGGACACGATTCGTGACATAGTCTATAAAATCATAGGCGAACTTTCAGAACACATGAAACCCATGGGTGACGTGGTCATCTCCGGAGGCGATGCGTTTAACATGCAACTACCCAGGGCGGACCGCATCGTCACCTCGGACATCGACACAAAGTTTGCACCGAGGATGAAATACGACGCGAGATTTTTCGGAAAGTTACAAGCCGTGAAACTCATCATGTGGGATAAATTAGGGGAGTTGTGCGTGCGATTCAATAAAGTCATCAAGGAGAGAATTCAAAAGGACAACTCAAAGCTGAAAAAGTTTTTGGGCGTGTCCTTTACCACCACGGGTCCGTGGGTCACTCGACGATACACGCTGATGAAGAAAAAGAAACTTTCATCGGGCACGAGCGTGAGCAAGGGCAACGTGCTCACCGACGTCGAACTCTTCGCTCTCGACCTCAACGTGGGATGGTATGACGTCGCCGCGGGAAGGGTCGTCCAACAGCGCATGGGTGGCATCTTAGACATTCCCTTCATGCGTCCAGGAGAATTCGGGTTCGATGTCATCTTTAAAAAACAAACCACGGGAATCACGTACGTGAACAAGAACAGCGGCGCCGTCGTCCATGACAAAAGAGTCGCCATCGCGAGCAAGGCGTTTCTCATTCACGACGTGGTCATCATGCAGGAACTGAATTTGCGCCCGGAGAAAAAGGCAAAGGACCGCGCACGACTCGTGAAATTAGCGCAGTCCATCTCGAAGGGGATGACGTTCAAGGCGACGGACAGCATATTCGATATTTATTTCAAGGTTGTGAAAAAGTTACCCACCCGAACGAAGACCGTCGTGATGAATGGTAAGGTCAGCATGCGCGTCGCTCAAAATAAAAACCCAACCAAGTATGAAAAGTATACGATTCAACCCGATGCTGAAAAACTTAAGAGACAGCTCGTGTATGGGATGAACACCTTGGTGCCCTTAAAGATTAATGGATTCGTGAAAACGAATGGTCGACAGCGTTTCGATGTGAAGAAAAAGAAATGGGTTCGCGATAATTCATTACGATACATTGGAAATGAATGGAACTATAAACCATCACTAAATTTGAACAAATTAAATTTCGTGAACGAATCCAAATGGAATAAAATAAACACTTTGAATACTTTGTATGGATACAACCCAACCAGGGACACGTGGATACCCGAAGATGTGCTCCGCCGGGCGGCATTCATTCCTTTCGTCGGAATGAAGGAGGACGACTTGATTTAAAGATTACACACGTGATTTGGATATACAATGCTGTACAACACCCCCGCCAAAGGTGACGATGGATGCTACTTCGTTCGTGCGACGAACGATGACAAGAAGAAACACTTCGTGCAGTTGAACAACGTACGCGTGACGAACATCTCAGGAGGCGAACTCACCATCGACCCCTGTTCCGACGCGAACAAGAAAAAAATCACCTCCATCGATAAGGCCAACTTACAGGCGGCTCAGGAGAACTCCGTCGAGTGGTTCGGTAAGGCCAAGCTCGCGGACGCCCTCAAAAAGGCATACAGCGCCGCGGAGCTCGTTGCCGAGCGCATTCCCCCGACAAAGGTGTTCTCCGCAGACCAAGAAGTCATTGACTTCGAGAGCATCCAGGAGGGACGCGAGTGCTCCATTATTTTGGAGTACGCGGGCATGTGGTTTGTCAAGACCGCATTCGGGCCATCGTACAACGTCGTCCAGGTCAAGTTGCACCCAGAGCCCATCAAATCTGAATACCCAGAAGAATATGCCTTCATCGAGTCCGACCCCGAGCCGGAGCCCGAGCCCGAGCCCGAGGTCGTCGCAGAGCCCGAGCCCGCTCCCGAGGTCGTGGCGGAACCTGCCATCCCAGAAGAATAAAAAAATTATGTAATAGTAATATAAAGCAAGATGGTGAAAAATAACAGTCGCACCAGGAATATTTTGATGTTGGTGAGCCTCGTCGCCCTCGTTTATTTTTTGTTCAACATGAAGGGTGGTAAGTCTGATTACACGCTCAAGGAACGCGAGTTCGTGATGATCGGCCCGGCCGAAGAAGATGTCGCGGTGGGCCCGTCCGCCGCCCCCAGAAAGGCGGCTGGGTGCCAAATGAACGCGGGCACTGGGTTGGCGTCGTCCCTCTTGCCGCGCGAAGTCGCCCAGGGCGAGTTCGGTGAGTTCAGCCCGGAAGACCTCCTCAAGGGTCAAAACTTCCTCGAACCGCGCCAACAAATTGGTTTCCCGGAGACCGTCGGTGGTGCTCTTCGTAACGCGAACCAGCAAATCCGCGCCGACCCGACGAACCCCAAGCAACCGTACGTGTGGAACAACAGCACCATCGTGCCTGATACGATGCAGCGCGATTTGTGCTAATTAAAGATTTGTAGATATCTAGTAGTAAAGAAACATGTCAGCAGACGAACTCTCGGATAATGTGGCGAAGCTCGTTGAACTCAGTAAACAAATAACTGAGGCAAAGAGTGATATTAAGATTCTTACCCAGGCTGAAAAGGCCCTCAAGGAGCGTGTCAAGACGCACATGGTGCATCAGGGCATCGATACCATCAATCTGCGCAAGGGCAAAATTGCCTTGAAAAAGACGACGCGAAAGAAGGTGATGTCGAAGAAACACCTTCTCGAAGGCCTTGTGGAGTATTTTGATGGTAACCAGGCAAAGGTTGACCAAATCGTACAGGGTATTGAAGAAAAATTAGGCACCACGGAGAGTACCTCCATTTCCTTGACGGGTTTAAAAAATAAAGCCGCTGAATAATTATCATCATGGTATGGTCTCAATACGTCTATGAAGCCTCTACGGGGGCGGAGGTCGTTGACCATGATAGTGGGGGGGACGACGACCCCAACACAGAACACGACGTTGCTCTGAATATATGTGACTGGGAACTCCAATATTCAGAAGAACTATGGGACCTTTGGGGCCTTTTGCAAATGCTCGTCAAGGATGCGTGGCTCGAACACACGCTATTGACGAAGTGCACGTACAGCGATTTTATGGAATTCTGTTACATGGACTACAACTATGTAGATGAATACACAGCAGGGGGTCCCGTGCCATATAGGTACAATCTGGAATACATATGGGGCGTGCTATGGAATGAGATGAAGTATCTAGATTTCGGTCCAGGCGCGACGTTCGACGACTTTGCTCATTTCGTCATCGAACACTCCGACATAAATAATCTCACCATATAACAAATGCTCCCCGACATCACGTCACCGAAAGTTGCCCTCCCAGCGTCGCTTTTTCTCGCCCTCAGCCCGGGCGTTCTTCTCACGACCACGGGAAAAAGTGTCAAGTTCATGAACCGCACCACCAGCAACGCCGCCGCCGGCTTCCACGCGTTGGTCTTCTTCCTCGTCTTTTCGCTCGCCGCGCGCGCCATGAAGTTGGTGCTCACGCAGACGGACCTCATCGTCACCACCCTCTTGTTCATGATTCTCAGCCCTGGTGTGTTGTTGACCCTTCCGCCAGGTTCCGCGGGTGTGGTACGCTCTGGTCAAACGAGCTTGCCCGCGGCCGTGACGCACACCTTGGTCTTCGCGGTGGTGTTTGCGTTGCTTCGCAAGCAATTTCCTCAATTCTATTAAGTAGGAGAAGCATGCGATACCTATGTCTCGGACCAGCGTCCATGGGCATGTATTCCATGATTGGCACGTTGAAAGCACTAGAACCTAAACTGAAGCACGTGAAAGAAATATCAGGTGCATCAGCGGGCTCGATTCTTGCACTTTTCTTAGCACTCGGGATGTCCGTTGATGAAATATTAGAAAAGTCTCTTGATGTTGATATCACCAAATTTGTTAAGCTGAGTCTCTCGTGTTTCATTAACAAATTTGGATTTGTTGAAATGGAACCTATACGAGAACTCATGGTGGAATTATGCGGAGGACGGGACCCTACGTTTGCCGACCTCGATATGAAGATTCATGTAGCCGCGTATTGTTTGAATACGTCACAGACGGAATATTTTTCCAAAGACACTCATCCAGATATGAAAGTCATCGACGCTGTCCTCATGAGCATCGCCATACCCATAATTTTCAGCGCGGGAAAGTACATGGGTCGGACCTACGTGGATGGTGGTACCATAGAGAAATGTCCCATGACACCATTTTTATCAAAAAAACCACACGAAGTCACGGTGGTCGTACTTAAAATGGAAAAAATCTATCAAGAAGATATTGAAAATCCGAGGCAGTTTGTGGAAGCCCTCGTGCGTGCGACGATGGAACATAGGACCGACCTGACGGCGTGTAATCTAGTCGAAATCAACGTGGGTGATGCGAACGTGTTCAACTTCAGCATGGAGTACGAAGAAAAGGTAAGGTTGTACAACTTAGGATACGATGTAATAAAAAATGTGAGGTAATATTATATATAATGGATGTGTGCGATCCAAACATCAAATACGAAGACCTAAAGGAACGCGTTGAACGAGATGTTGGAAGACCCCTAAACATTTCCAGGAAACAAATTTGTAACCTGTACGCCACCATTCAACAGGACAAACTCCTACTGCCTCCCATGGTACTTTCGAAAAGTCGAACCTACATCACTGATAGAAAGTCTCCATTTACTCAAGCGGATTATGAACGCTTGTTTCAATCGACCACTCTGAAAGCTCAGCTCAAGAGACTCGCCAGCAAAATTGGCGCACTCGTTGACAAAGGAAGCACGAAAGAGCAACTGCGCGATGGCATCTTTGCGCGCCTCAGAACCATGGGTGTGCGCGAACCCATCAAGTTAGGAACCACCACCACCAAGGTAAGGAGGGTTAGCGCGCCACTGAACGTATCCGTGAACAACAACCGGAACGTGTCCATGAACGTGCCCACGAACAACAACCGGAACGTACCGCTGAACGTGCCCACGAACGTGTCCACGAACAACAACCGGAACGTGCCCACGAACAACAACCGGAACGTGCCCACGAACAACAACTGGAACGTGTCCACGAACGTGTCCATGAACAACAACCGGAACGTGTCCACGAACGTGCGAACGAACAACAGCGTTGTCAACAAAAAAAGCGCAGTTTTCAAACCGGGATTTATTCCAAATTTTATTCGAAAGCGACAAGTCGAGGAAAATGTTTCAGCCGCCCCTGTGGTTGAGCGCGTCGCGCGTCAAAACAACACAGAAGGCGCTCGACCAGTGGTCCGCGCAATCCAACCACCGATGGCACTGGCAAGGCCATCGGTGCCTCGTAACTTTGCACCGAGTATTCGTCCAGTGAACAACCGACGCGACCTGGAAAAAATTGATTTGAGAAAGAAACTTCAACGCGAGTTGAACATGTTGACAAATCTGTCTCAAGAAGATGTGAACACGTATGTGCAGAATTTACAAAGTAATCGCGCATCTTTGAAAAACATTACATCTCGTGCGAAGAGACAAAATGAAATCTACAAGCAGAAGAAAGAACAAATCAAAAAGAAGCTCGAAGATGTGAAAAATCAAATGACCATCACTGCGAAAAATATTTATAAAGCGCGATTGAATGCAATTCCTCGCGGACGTGGACAGTCTTACTTGAACAACATTGAACGCGATTTGTTAAAGGATATTCAAACGGCTGATGAGATTCGAAAAAGGTCGACATTGCGAAAAGAATTGATGGCGAACAACGGCACTGAACTCGATGCGAAATACAAGAGTCTGTACAACAAGTACACGTCGAATAAGAATCGTGAGATGTTGAACAAGGTGTACAATGGAATGAAGAATAAACGTCCACGCATCAACACCGCAGCGGATGAACTCGCGATGAAGGAAGTTGTTCAGATGTTGAATAAAAACAAGGCGAGACGCGAACAAACGGAAGTGACGAACACTATCGCGCGTCTTTTGACTGAATACAATCGCAAGACTCGCGCGAATGCGGCGCAATCCGAACTGAACAGTATTCAAAAGCAACTCGCGAATAAACAACAAGAACGTGTCAAGATTTTACAAAATCAATTAACACAACTTCAAAACATAAGTCGACGCACTAACAATCCAGAAGTGTTGGAACAAGTCGAAACCACGGAACAGGAATTGTCTGCTGCGAAAAATGCAACCGTGCGTCAGGAACAGGAAGTTGAACAGATTAAAAGTAGACGCAAGAGGCGTCGCACGAATGACATGAATTCCGCAAACGAGGGTAATTCAAACACGCGTCGTTTCAATGCCAACGCCGCTGCGGCAGCGGCCGCCGCTGCCAACGCTCGGGCCAAGGCCAACGCCAACGCTCGGGCCAAGGCCAACGCCAACGCTCGGGCCAAGGCTAACGCCAACGCTCGGGCCAAGGCCAACGCCAACGCTCAGGCCAAGGCTAACGCCAACGCTCAGGCCAAGGCTAACGCCAACGCTCGGGCCAAGGCCAACGCCAACGCTC